TAAACTATATTGCAGAAAAAGTATCTCATTTAGCAACCTCAATGATGTCTATGGGTGCTGTTGTTATTGATAACAATGGTGTCTATGAACTCCTTGATAATAATTAATAGGAGGTTTAGATGGCTTATAGTGCAAGTGGTTTACACAGAATGGCAGGTGCTAGTGGAGTACAGTTATTCATCTATCAAACAACAGATGCAATTGGTGCTGTAAATACAGCAGGTTATTTTAATGATGCCGCACCTATGTTGAATGTTAGAGATTTAATAATTGTTATGGATACTAACACACCAACAACACATTTCTGTACTGTTCTATCCAATACTGGATCAGTAGTTGACGTTTCAGACGGAACTGCTGTAGCAGAAACAGACGGAGATTAGGAGTAGGGGGAGCAATCCCCCTATCTTTATATGACAAGTACAAGAGCAAATTCAGCAATAGATATAGCATCAAGAGCATTAGTTCTTATTGGAGCAGAACCTATTACTTCATTTGACTCTTCTAGTACTGAGGCTCTAGTGGCAACTAATATGTATGAAGATACAGTAAGAGCCATGCTATCTACAGCAAGATGGCGATTTGCTACAGAACAAGCAGTTCTAAATCAATTGTCAGATGTTCCTACTGGTAGGTTTGATATTGCCCATCAGTTACCTAGCAATCTATTAGTATTACATGGTGTTACTGTAAATGATAATCTTATAGAGTTTACAGTATATGGAGATAAGGTATTTAGTGATGCAACATCATCAGATTCTTTAGTTGCAGATTTTACATTTAGAGCAGATGAAGTTGATTTTCCATCTTATTTTTCTTTAGCACTGCAATATTCTTTGGCATCTATTTTTGCTACATCAATAGCAAGAGATGATAGACTTATGCAAATGATGGAAACAAAAGCTAATCAACTGATGGCAAAAGCAAGAAACATAGATGCACAACAACAGACAACAAGAAAATTAGTTACATCAAGATTTATTTCTAATAGGAGAAGTTAAATGGCTAGAGTAAGAGTGCCATTAAATAACTTTCAGTTTGGAGAGATAAGTCCTTCTTTAACATCTAGAACAGATACTAAAGTATATACTAATGCAGGTGAGCAGGTTAGAAACTTTTTTATTAGATCTGAAGGTGGATTAAAAAAAAGAACTGGTACAAAAAGATTACATAGTTTTAGTGGACCAACAGCAACAGCAGATCAACCTGCTTTTACAGCATTAGCAAGTCTTAGACAAAGTGTAAGAATAGAACCTTTTATATTTTCAGATGATGAAAAATATATAGTTGCATTTAGTAATCAATTAATACAAGTATTTCAAATTAGTCCTACTGATGGAAGTGTATCTAGAATAGTTGCAACTACACAAACATGGTTAGTAAATACAACATCAGCACCATATTTAGAAGAGATTACATTTGCACAGCAAGGTGATCTTATGTTTATATGTCACAATACTTTTCAGACTAGAATATTAGAAAGAACTGGACTTACTACATTTACTGTATCAACATTTAACTTTGATACATCAAGAGATGGCAATGATATTTTTCAGCCATACTTTAGTTTTCAGCCATTAGGTATGACTATAACTGCAAGTGGTACTACTGGAAGTGTAACACTTACTACATCAGCAGATTACTTTGTAGCTAGTCATGTAGGTGTAGATTTATTAATAGGTGAAACAAGATGTCGCATAACAGGTTTTACAAGTGCTACACAAGTGACTGCAACTGTAGGTGGCACATTAAGACAGCAACTTGAAATAGATAGCCTCAAAACATTTGAGGGTAGTGGTACAATAAGAGTAACAAAAGCCTTACATGGTTTGGCTGTTGGAGCATCAGTTACCTTTGAAAGATCAGGTGCAGTAGGTGGTATAGCTAATAGTAATATAAATGGTGCAAGAACTATTACTGCTGTTCCTGATGAAAATACATTTGAATTTACAGCAGGTAGTAGTGCTACTGCTACATCTAGTGCTATAGGTGGTGGTAGTCCTCGCATTGTAACTGGTGCGGCTACTACTGAGTTTAGTGAGCAAAGTTATTCTGCTCTTCGTGGCTATCCTGCGGCTGTTACATTTCATCAAAATAGACTTTGGTTTGGTGGCACACTATCACAGCCTGATGGTATATGGGGTAGTAAGTCAGGATTATATTTTAATTTTGATGTAGGTGATGCAGAAGATAATGATGCTTTAGATCTTACTGCTAATGTGGGTGAGATATTTTCTATTAGACATTTAGTATCCAATAGAGATTTACAAATATTTACTACTGGTGCTGAGTTATTTATTCCTACTGTTGCTAATAAACCAGTAACACCTGCTAATGCACAGATTAGAAGGCAAACACCTTTTGGTTCTAGTTTTGTTAGACCTACAGTCTTTGATGGTGCTACTTTATTTATACAAAAAACTGGTAGTGCTATGAGAGAGTTTTTATTTTCAGATACAGAAAGTGCTTATACATCTGTGGCTGTATCAGGTCTTGCACCACATCTTATAAGAGATCCAGTACAACAAACATCTATAAAAGGTGCTTTGAATAGAAGTGAGTCATATGCTTTTATTATTAATAATGATGGCACTATAGCTGTTTTTTATTCTGTAAGAGGAGATCAAAAAGCAGGGTGGAGTTTGTGGGATACACAAGGATTATGGCATAGTATATGTGCAGTCCATGAAAGATTATTTGTAGTATGTGCTAGAGATCAAGGTGAAGGCACAACCGAGTTATTTCTTGAAGAGTTTCAAACAGATATGCCTATGGATTTTTGTGATGAATTTAGTGGTAGTTCTAGTGTATTTGGTGGTGCTTTAACATCTCATTTTAGAAATGGTGCTGTGGTAAAAGCTGTAAATGGTAATGATTTTTTAGGTGAGTTTACAGTGGCAAGTGGTGAGATAGATGCTAGTGCTGTAAAGAGTGGATTAAGTCAGGCATTTATAGGATATGCTTTTACACCTACTCTTAAAACTTTACCTATAGATGCGGCTATACAAGGTGGACCTTTAACTGGAGAGCCTAGACAAATACCTAAAGTCATATTAGATTTACATTCAACACTTGCTGTTAGTGTGCAAGGACCAAGCACAACATCAACAAGTAGAGATTTAGTTATAAGAAATACAACGGATACTGTAACTGGTGGTTTTATGGAAAGATCTGCTGTAACTGGCAAAGAAGAATTTAGGTTATTAGGATATAGTCGTGATCCTAGAGTTATAGTATCACAGTCTTTTCCTTTGGATTTACAGATTAATGGAATGATAGTAGAGGTGGCATTTTGATACCATTACCCTTAGCAATAGCATCAACAGCAATATCTTTTATGGGTTCTATGAGTGCGGCAAAAGCTGCAAAAAGAGAAGCCGCTATGAGAGCAAGGCAAATACAAATACAAAAGAAACAAGCAAAGTTACAATCTTTGCAAGAACATAATGCTAGATTACAAAATTTACAAGCATTTATAGGAATGAATCAAGCTGTAGCAGGTACAATGGGTAGAGATTTAGGATCTGATAGAAGTTTAAAAAGATTGATTGAAAGAGCAAAAGAAAATACAGCAATAGATGCTAATAGAGCAAGAGTACAGTTAGCAATGGAACAAGGCAATAGAGCATTTTCACAGAACATGGCAATACAAAAAGGTAATAATTTAGCTAGAGGTTATAGATTTCAGGCATTAGGTACACTAGTTTCAGGTGCTTATAAAGCATCTACATTAATGCCACCATCAGGAGGTACTTCTGTATAATGGTAAGTTTTATTAAATCAAAAGGTACATCATTTATTAACAGACCAGTAGGAGTTGCTCGTGTTGATACTGGATCTATTCAAGCCAGTGAACAATTAGCAAGAACTGGTCAAAACTTAGCTAATTCTTATTTTGCTGAAGCAACAAAAAAAGAACAAGAAAAAGGCAGAGATTATGTTGCCCAGTTACCAGTAAGAGATGAAAAAGGTAAATTAGAATTTAAACCGATTACTGGATTAAGTGATGTTGCTAGTGCAACAGCAGAGCCATTATTACGAAGAAAATATGGTGAAGCACTTGCTGTAGATATGCAACAAAATATTCAAAAAATAAGATTAAAGTATAAAGGCAAAATGAATCCTGATGGATTTCAAGATGAAGCAAGAAGATATATTGGTGAATATATAAATACAGTAAAAGAACAAGGTGGTGGTGATTATACATCATTTATACAAGATGGTGCATCAAAGTATATTGTTCAAAACTATAATGATTTAGCATTAGAAAAAATAGATAATGAAAGAAAAATTAGTTTAGTTAATTCAATGAAAATTATTGATGAAAGCATTAGTGACATTGAAAGTCAAATGACGAATGTGCCAATAAATATAAATGACGAAGATTTTAAAGCAGATTTTGAGTTCGCTGAAACATCAATAGAAATGACTATAGCAGATATACAAGATAAAATATCTGAAGGTTTAAGTTCTAGTGCCGCACTTAATGCAACAACTAAAGCAAGAAATGCTCCAGCTATTGGTCTTATGAAAAATGTATTAAGAAATAAATCGGCAGAAGAAATGTTAGCTATACAAAATCAATATAATTTAGGTTCAACTAATAATGTTTCAAATCAAAATACTATAGATTATGTAAATTTAATAAAACAAAAATATGGTGATAATAAAGCTATTACCCAAATTATTGCAAGGTCTGTAGGCGATCAAAATGCAAGTGAATCAAAAGCTACTACAATAAAAAATCAACAAGATAAATTAACTAATGAAATTTATACAGATACTAAAAAAAGTATTGAATCACAAAAAGCAGGTAAATTATTTCAAGCTGATATTGCAGAAGAAGCAAGTACTGTTGAACCTACAGTAGAAAATATTAATTCTTTATTCTCTAAAATTGATAATACATTAGATACTGGTGTATTAAAAAATATACCTAACTATGGACCAGTTCTATCCACTAGAGATGAAGTTAATGCTATGAAAGGTTTAGTTGTTGATAGAGTTATTGGCACTTTGTTACAAAAGAATGAAGTTGAAATTACATCAGTAGAATATAGCAATATTAAAACTAAAATAGCATTTCCAAATAAAGAAGTTGATTTGTCAGATAATGCAAAAAAATTTATTGCAGAATATAATACTATCAATGATGCGATACGAGATCCAAATTTTAAAGGTGCAACAATAAGATCATTATCAAGTAAATTACAAATATTAAAAGAAAATAATCAACAAAATAAAGTTACACAAGCAAGAGGAAGGCATAATAATCAAGTAGTTAGTGGAACTTATGTACATTCTGAAAAAGGTTCTGAATATATAAATGCTGATTTAGGTTTGTCTGATGATTATTTTTTAAATGGTATTCATAATGAATCAAACGAAGATTTTGAGCTTATTGAAAGAAGTATTAGTGAGGGTCGCATACCATCTTCATTAGTAAAAGGATTTAGAAAAGTTATTGATGGTACAGCTAATGAATTTCAAATACAAAGTATGTTAGGATATTATAAACGTTACAGTCAACAAATGCGTAATGGTGTAATGGTTAGTACTTTGGGTAATGTACTTACTAAAAATCAATCTGCAATACTTGAATCTGTGAGTGAGTTATATCAACAAGGTGTAGGATTAACTGAGTTTGCAGGAATCAAAGGATCTTCTCCAACTGGACAAATAACACTTAATCAAATAGTTAATAGAGTAAAAGCTTTACAACAAATGGATAGTCAAGAATATACTTCCAAAGTAAAAGCTTTAAATGTAAAAGCAAATGATGAAAGATATATATTAAGAGATTTTAAATTTAAACCAAAAGAAGTTAATTTTTTTGATACTTATACTAAGATATTAATTAGTAATGGTGAAGATTTAGAATCTATAAAGGAAAAGGTAACAGCATATAAAGATCAATATTTTGTTGATACACAAGGTCAAGTTGTAGATCCATTATATGCTTCTAATACAACTAAATCTATGCACTCATTATTAAGAGTTATACCTAATGAAGCTGATAGAGATAGATTTATAACTTATGTTAATGGCACATTGCCATCTAATTATATTCTGTATGATGAATCCTATAATCCTAAACGTACTAGTGTTGATGATTTAAAAAATTTTACTGTTACAGAAGAAATGTCATCAAAATATGCAGGACAAACATTTAGTTCTTTTAAGGACACTCCAACAGATTTAAGACCTTCTTTATATAGAGCAGTACGACAAGGTTTATTTGAAAAGAAAAAAGTTGATAAGTTTGCTGTTTTAGTACCATTAGAATATGGTGCTGTAAGTATGGTGCAATCAGGCGATTATATAGCACCGACTGCAAATATTAGGTATCAAGCATATGAAGTTAAAAATAATGAGTTAGTGCCAATAGAAAATGAAAAAGGTCCTATCTTTTATGATGTAGACAATGTTTTAGATACAGAAAGACCACAAGAATGATAAATGGTTTTGGCAGTGTATATTCACCACCTTTAGAAGCTAGTGAAGATATATTCAGAAGAGTTACTCAAGGCTCTGTTGGCAACTTTATTCCTGAAACAGATAGAGATGTATCATTTTTTGAAACTTTAGATGCTTCTCTTGGTTATACTTATATGCCAATAATTAATGCTATTGGTAATACGTTTAAATATCATAATGTTACTGATCCTAACTATCAGCCTTTTATTCATATGGAAGGTTATGAAGATTATTATGAACAGCTTAGTGATGCAAAAAATGCTGAACATATGGCTGATTTAAAAAGAGAAATAGATGAAAATAGAGAACGTAGACAAATTTTATATGATAGTAGTATAGGGTCACAAATAATAGCAGGAATATTTGATCCTATTAATTTAATATCAGTACCTTTTGGTGGGTTTGCTTTGGGTGCTGTTAGAGCCGCAGGAAGAACTGGTGCAATTACAGCAGGATTACAAGTAGGACAAGAAGCTTTACGATTACCTTTTGATCCACTTGGTACAGCAGATGAGTCATTAGTAAATATAGGAATGGCATTTACTGGTGGTGCAATATTAGGTGGTGCAGTTGGTGCAGTGGCAGGTAGAAAAAGTAATGCACTTAAAGAATTACAACAACATGAATTAGATTTAATAAATCAAGTAGAAAAAGGTAAAACTAAGTTACAAGATATTGCTGATGGTAAAGCAAATGTACATGAAAAATTTAAAGGAACTAGTAATGCTGAACTACAAGGATTAGAAAATGCAATACCATTAGATACCTTTGGATTAGAAGAGTCTATCAAAAGATTTAGAAATGAAGGTATTGATTTGTTGCCACCTGCTAAAGAATTACAAGAAGAATTAGATGAATTAGTAAAATTAAAAGATCCAAAGAATAAACAAAAAATTAATCAACTTACAAAACAATTAGAAGATAAAAGAACATACACAAATCAATTAAAACAATTAGATGATAATAAAATATTAACTAAAGAAATAGAACAAGAACTAAGTCAAAGACGTACAAATGCTGAAAACTTAAAAACATCTAATATAGATGATCCATTAAATTTAGAAAAGAATTGGTTTACTGATAATATTGTCTATAAAGTATTATCAACACCATCAAAGAGAAGATATCAGAGCAAAGATCCAACAAGTGTAAAAGCAGTTGTTTATGATATTAGTGGTGACTCAGGTCAAAATCATGTGCAACATAAATATGGACAAGCTAGAGGTCCATCTGTTTATCAGTTATCTAAAATAAGAGAAGGTGAGTGGGTTGCAGTACATGATGTATTAAGAAAGATATATGGAGATTTTAGTGGTAAAACATTAAAGCCATTAGATATTGATATATCAGATACAATCTCAAGAGTAACTAAACAACAAACATATGGTGATTGGTTATCAACTACTTATACTAAAATATTAAAAGGTACAGAAGAACTTACAGATATAGAAAAAAGAGTTAAAAGCCAAGTAGATGGCTTTATGCAAAGATGGGAAAAAAGATTAAGAGAGCAAGGTATTATAGGTGATAGTGCATCTATTCAAAAAGATTTAAATAAAACAAGACTAAGAATAATAAAAGATACAAAAACTTTAGATGATATGGCAAAAAAATCTAAAGATAATGAAGAAAAATTTACTGCAATAAAAGAAGAACTTGATGCACAATATAGGGGTGAAAGCTCTAATATTGGATTATCTGATGCACAATTAAAATTTTTAGAATCTATAAATGAAATGGTTAGAGTTAAAAACTTTTTATTTAAATCACAAAGATTTTATCAACAATCAGTAATAAATAGATTAAGAAGAAATAATAATAAATTAAAAGAATTAGACTCTAATTTAAAAGTAGCTAAAGAAACACCAGTATTACCACAAAATGAAGAGTTTTTCTTTCCAAGATATTGGAGTAAAGAAAAGATCAAAGCTAATCGTGATATTTTTAAACAAATATTAATTAATTGGTTTACTGACAACCCAACTATTATAGTTAAAAAGAAAGATGGTACATTAGAGCAAACACAAGCACTTACACCTGATGAAATAACAAGAGCAACTAATCCTGATAATGTTGCAAGTAGAGCAGAAGAAACAATTAAAAATATTTTAAATGAAAGAAATGCTCTTACAGAAGATGGTATGGCATATTATGGTTATGGTAAGTCAAAGCATTTTAGACATAGAACTTTAGATATACCTAATAATTTAGTAGCCGACTTTATTGAAACTAATCCAGTACAAGTTATGAGAGTTTATACATTAAGAGTAGCACCTAAATATGAGTTTGCTAAAAAATTTAATGGTAGAAATATAGATGATGTATTAGATGATATTGATGATGATATGATTAATGCAGGTAAAAGTGAAAAAGAAATAAATGCTACAAGAAGAGATGTATTACATTTATATGATAGAGTAGTTGGTACAGTATTACAGTCTACTAATGATGTTACTCGTTTAAGTCAAAGAATTGCAAATGGTGTTAGATATGCCGCAGAAACAAGTTATCTTGGTTCATCAGGTTTTAGTGCCATACCTGATTTTGCAAAAGTTATGATGGAGCATGAACTTAAATCTGTAGCAAAAGGTTTATTTGGTTTACTAAATGATTCTAAAGTAAGACTTAGTACAAAAGAAGGTAGATTAGCAGGTGAGATATTAGAAATATTACAAGGTGATACTCATCTTAGATTTGTAGAAGAGTTAACAAATAATCCTTTTGAAAGTGGTTTTATAAATAAATCTCGATCATTATTTTATATTCTTAATGGTTTAGCACCTTTTACTAATATTATGAAAAAATTAGATTCAGTAATAAGACAACATTCTATGTTAGAATATATGGTACGAGAAATAGCTGGTACTGCTAGTGCCAAAGATATACAGTATTTAAGAAGATATAATATTACTAGAGAAATGTCAGAAGAAATAGTTAACAGTAAAGCATTTGATAAAACAGAAAATGGTTTATATCTAGCTAATACTGAAAAATGGTTAGATAGTGGTATTACAGAAGATACACTTGATACATTTAGAACATCTATGAATAGTGGTATAATGAATACTATTCTTATGGGTACACCTGCTGATAAACCAATAATTACTGATGGTGTTGTTTATATACCTAGCAGAATAGGTAAGATGTTTGGACTTGCAGAAGATAGTAGATATAGAGGGTACTCAAGAATAGAAAATGGATTGATGGGATTACCATTTCAGTTCTGGTCATATAGTTTTGCGGCGGCAAATAAAATAACAGCAGGTATGATGACAGGTGCATTACGTAATAGAACAGTGGGTACTTTGGCGGCTCTTGGTTTAGGATATATGTCACTACAAATAAAAGGTAGTTTAACAAGTTATAATTATTTTGAAAAACTACCAATAGAAGATCAATTAGCAAGGTCATTTGATGCTTCAGGATTAGCGGCAGTATATTCAGATTTATTTTATACTGCTATGTCTACTTCATTAGCATTAGGTGGACCTGATATTACACAAGGTATTTTACAACCTAAATATCCACAAGAAGAAAATACATTTGATGCAGTAAGTAATGTTGGTGGTGCAGGTTTTGGTATAGTGCAAGATTATTATGAAGGTGTTGATAGTTTAGTGAATGGTGAAACCGGAGAAGGCTTAGCTAAATTATTAAAAGCTTTTCCTTATATGAAACTATGGTTTTTAAAAGATACAGTAAATGAAATAGGCTATCATTTAAGTGATACTGATTTTGACTTTGATAAAGTAACAAGAAGTAGATTTTGACAAATAACTACTTATAATGTAAAGGTAAGATATGACTATAGCTTTGAGTGCAAATACACCACGAGTGAGTTACACAGTAAGTCAGGGAGCAACTCAAACCTCATTTGCTGTACCATTTGTGTTTTTTACTGCATCAACAGACTTAAATGTTTTTGTTGATGGTACTGAACGTACCTTTGATGCAAGTACAAGTAATACTTCATTATATACTGTAAGTGGTGGCAATGGTTCTACTGGAACTGTAACAACATCTGTCACTGGTGCTACTGGTGGCAGTACAGTTGTCATCACTCGTGATATACCTTTATCAAGAACTACAGACTTTCCAAGTTCAGGTGCTTTTGAAATATCAAAGTTAAATACAGAGTTAGATACTGTGACTGCAATACAGTCAGATTTTAATGACTCAGCTTCACGGGCAATAAGGTTGCAGGAGTTTGATGATGCAGTATCTATGGAATTACCATTACTTGCATCAAGAAAAGGTACAGTATTAGGATTTAATGCTACTACTGGAGCGGCTGAAGCAGGACCAACAATAGCAAATGTAAATAGTTTATCAGCTATTACCGCAAATATTAATACAGTTGCAGGTATTAGTGGCAATGTTACTACAGTAGCAGGTATAGATAGTAACGTGACTACAGTTGCAGGAATATCAGGTAATGTTAGCACAGTAGCAGGTATATCTAGTAATGTTACTACAGTAGCAGGTAAAGCCTCATTGATTACATCTGATTTTGCCGCAGATATGGCACTAATTGATAGTACATTTGTAAGTAAGATTAACTTAGTAACAAGTGATTTTGTTACAGATATGGCGGCAGTAACATCAGATTTTATTGCTGACTTAAATACACTAGCAACAACTGCAATAGTTGCTGATCTTGATTTATTGGCTACATCTGATTTTGTATCTAATCTAAATGCAGTAGAGGGTATCAAAGCTAATGTAACTACAGTAGCAGGAGTTGCAAGTAATGTTACTACAGTAGCAGGTATTGCTAGTAATGTAACTGCAGTTGCAGGTGATGCAAGTGATATAGGCACAGTAGCTAGTGCCATTAGTAATGTTAATACAGTGGCTAGTGCAAATAGCAATATATCTACTGTTGCAAGTGCAAATAGTAATATATCAACAGTTGCAGGAGCAATATCAAACATTAATACAGTAGCAGGTGCAAACTCAAATATATCTGCTCTAAATGCTTCAGGTGTTATAAGTAATATTGCTACAGTTGCAGGTGCAGTAAGCAATGTAAATAGTGTTGGTGGATCAATAGCTAATGTAAATACAGTAGCATCTAATTTATCAGGTGTGACAAGTTTTGCTGAAAGATATAGAGTAGGTAGCAGTGACCCTTCTTCAAATAATGATGCAGGCGATTTGTTCTTTAATACTTCTGATAATACATTTAAATTTTTTGATGGAAGTTCATTTCAGGCAGTAAATGTAACTGGCATAGGAAATATTGTTGAAGATACCACACCTCAACTAGGTGGTAATCTTGACGGACAAGATAAGAATATAACAACTACTGGCACATTAAGTAGTGGTGCTTTAACTGTAACTGGTGATTTAGTATTAAATGATGGTTCGCCAAACATAAGAATTAACGATACTGATGTAAGCAGATTTACTGATATACTTTATGGCACAAGAGTTCTTACATTTAGAAATACTATGGCTAGTGGCGAAGATATGGATACCGTTGAGCCTAGTATGGTATTTTCATTTCAAGATGATAGTGAAACAAGAACTGCTTTAACCATAGATCATGATGCAAACTTACTTCTTGGTGACAATAGCAGGATTAAACTTGGTGCATCTCAAGATTTAGAAATTTATCATGATGGTTCTAACTCTATAATAAAAGATTCAGGCACTGGTAATTTACAAATACAAGCTGATGATTTTAAAGTTATGAATACTGCTGGAGATGAAAATATTTTATTTGGTGCTGAAGATGGTGTAGTAAGACTTTTCCATAATAATGTTACTAAATTAGAAACTAGTTCAAGTGGTATAACTGTTACTGGCTCTGTAGTTTCAGACACAGGATTTTCAATAGGTAATCTTGCTGTTCTTGGACAAGAAATAGATGTTTCAAGTGGTAACTTAACTGTAGATGTAGCAGGTGCAATTATTCTTGATGCTGATGTTGGTAATGTTCAAATACATGATGCAGGCACAGAAATTGGTCGTTTTGCTAATTCAAGTAGTGATTTTGTCATTAAATCAGCAGTTTCAGATAAAGACATAATATTCAAAGGTAATGATGGTGGCTCAGAGGTAACTGCACTTACTCTTGATATGTCAGATGCAGGAACTGCTACATTTAATCATGATGTAATTATTGGTAATGATAACAAAATAAGTTTTGACTCAGGACAACTAGAGATAGGAACAGATGGTGTAAACTCATTTATTAGAGAAACTGGTGGGTCAGGTAATTTAGTCATATCAGGACAGACTATAAGATTATCAAAAGCTGATGGCACGATTATGCTAGATGCGTTTAATGATGATAAAGTAGATATTAGATTTAATGGTGCTACTAAATTTGAGACTACTAATACTGGTGCAAAAATTACTGGAACACTCAATGCAACAAGTGGTTTTCAAGTTAACGGTTCAGCACTTGTTACTGGTAAAGTTTTACAAGTTGTAGAATCTTCAATAACTGGTGTAGCAACAACATCTTCTAATAGTTTTGTTCAAGCTCATTCTATAAATATAACACCATCATCAACAAGTAGTAAGGTTTTTATTACTTGTAGTATGAGTTATAACTTAGGTGGTACTAATACAAGTGGTGAATTTGCATTTGAATTAAGAAGAGATAGTACTGCTATAGCAAATACAACTGCAAAAAGAGATAGTGGAAGTATAAAAAGAAATGCTTCGGAATTTGTTAAACTGGATAGTCCTAGTACTACAAGTCAAGTTACATATTCAATTAATATTAAACGATCCAGTGGCAGTGATGGATTGAATTATAATGAAGGTGGCGAAATATCAACAATGGTTGCAATGGAGATAGCTGGATAATGCCATATTTTAGAGCAGATGCAATACATGCACTTAGACCAAATGCAGAATGGAACATGAGTAATGATGTTCTTGATTGGAAAGACACATCACAGACAGAACCAACTGAAAAAGAAATAACAGATAAAATGGCAGAGTTAGAATCTGGCTATCCAATGAATTTACTACGTCAAGAAAGAAACTTTAGATTGTCATTGTGTGATTGGACACAAGTAACAGACAGTAAATTATCTGACAGTAAAAAAGCTGAGTGGATAACTTATCGTCAGGCACTTAGAGATTTAACGTCTACGGCTGATCCTAAAGTTGTAGATGGTATATTAACAAACGTAACATTTCCAACTGAACCAACTTAAAAGGATAGCTATGACTGAACAAACAAACGTAATTAATATTGATGGTAAAAAGTATAATCAAGAAGATTTATCTATAGAGCAAATAAGATTAGTAACTAAGGTTGCTAAGTTTCAAAAGCAAGCTAATGATCTTAAAGATGCTTTTGAAGATGCCAATATATTACATCAACAATATCTACAAGCATTAAAGACTTCACTTAGCAATGATGAAACTACTAAGGCTATGGAAAACTCAAAGGCTAGTTAATGGAGTTAGATTTAGTGTGGAATATAATCATTACACTTATCATCATGCCATTTGCTTGGGCATTTAATAAGATGTTTGCAGAAGTCAAACGTCTACAGATATTACTTAATAAAACAAGAGAAGAGTACGCATCTAAAGAAGATCTGCGTGATACATCAGGTCGTGTCATGGAAGCATTGCATAGACTAGAAGATAAACTAGATAAGGTTCTTAATGTGAGGTGACATTGTGCTTGAAATGTTAATGGTCGCAAATAGTGCCTTCGCAATTATAAAACAAACACTTGAAAATGGTAAAGATATAGCTTCAGCAGGATCTGCAATCTCTAATTTTGTAGGTGCTGAAGAGAAACTTAGACAAGATCTTCATAAAAAAAAGAATAGTATCTGGACTAATATGCTTGGCAAACAAGACAATGATCTTGAAGAGTTCATGGCACTGGAACAGATACGAGTCAAGCAAGAGAAACTACGAGAGTATATGCAGTTATATGGTCGTGCTAATCTATACAAAGATTACGTTCAGTTCTGTGCTGAAGCTCGTAAATCTAGAAAAGAAGCCGCAGATAAAGCACAAAAACGTAGAGAAGAAATCAAAGATCTTTTTTTAAAATTTATTTTAATTATACTTATAACCACTTTACTTGCAGGTGTAGCTACAGTACTTGCAGTAATAGCTAAGAAGAAAGGTATAATATGACAGCATTTATGTTAGCTTGTTACCTAAATGGTGTGGCACAAGGTGGCATATACTTTAGAAATGTCACTGACTGCACATTCTATACTAAATATTTAAGTGAACAAACATATGATAGTGCTACTGGTGAGAACGTAACATATAATTGCATATGTAAACTTGTACCAAAAGTAGATGAAAAGAAAGTGAGGGTATACTAATGATACAAGCATTGATAGGACCAATAGCTAATCTTGCAGGTTCATGGTTTGAAAACAAGATTGCTAAAACAAAAGCTGATGGTCAAGCTAAAGTTGCAGAGGCAAAGGCTCGAGCTTCTGTCGCTGAGAAAGTTGCCGCAGGTGAGGTGGCTTGGGAAGGCAAGATGGCAGATGCTTCCAATGATTCTTGGAAAGATGAATTTGCTTTGGTTGTCCTACTTGCTCCTGCCATACTGGTCTTTATACCCAGTATGAGAGAGTACGTCAAAGAAGGTTTTGCTGTACTTGCTGATCTACCTGACTGGTATCAATACTTATTATATATAGCTGTATCTGCAAGTTTTGGTATTAAAGGTGTAGGTCAAGCGGCTAAAATGATAAAGGGTAAGAAGTAATGGACATAGAACAATTCAGAGAAGAACTAAAACGAGATGAAGGTGTTAAGAACGAGATCTATCTAGATCATTTAGGTTTACCTACTTGTGGCATAGGACACCTTATCACTGAATGGGATACAGAATATGGTGCTGATGTTGGCACACCAGTAACAGAAGAAAGAGTTAATGAACTTTTTGAAAAAGATTTATCTGTCACTATTGAGGAATGTAAACATATCTATCAAGACTTTGATGTGCTACCAGTCAAGGTGCAACATATTGTGGCAAACATGATGTTCAATATGGGCAGACCAAGACTCTCTCGATTTCACAAGATGAAAAAAGCAGTCGATAATCGTGACTGGAATGAAGCCGCACTACAAATGCAGGACTCTAGGTGGTATAATCAAGTACCTAATAGGGCAGATAGACTTGTTCAAGAAATGAAAAGTGTCAGTGAATAGACGATATTCTAGGGTACAATCATACTAGAGGGGGTGCTTTCCCCCTCTGTATGAGGCTTAAATCAAGAGTTTTTTTACTACTTCCTGTTAATCAGGTGGCAAATCAGCTTGATTAGTAATATTTTGCAATTACTATACCATTTACGACTAACTGCCATAAATCTTTAGCCTTATTCTTTTTTCAGGTGAAGTCTTATAGTTATATAACTTCTCAATATTAAGAATAAAATCATTACGACTACCTTGATTAGTAAGTTTAGATGAAAAGTTTTTCAGCTTATTTTCAAAGATACTCCAAACAAATACTGGATCATTCATCACAGAGATCATAGCACGGATAAAAGATACCTTTCTATAATGCTCAAAGTATTCACCAATATATTCAATGCAGGTGGCAGTCTTTTTTGCTTTTTCTAAATCATGAATAACAAACTTACCTTCCTTAAACATTTTCATATCATGGGTATTGCAGTACCCTTTGCCATTTAACATAGCTAGTGAGTCTGATACACTGAAGCCATAGGTTCTTACAAACCATTCAAGGTGTACATAATCAGGAACTTCTAACTTGAAGTGCGACATCATATACTCATACATAGTCCATTTTCTATTAACAGAGTTTAGCTTTCTAATATCTGTCAACTCTAAGCCATCTTTTATTATATATGCTACTGGCTTATCCAAAGCTTTATATGCTTCGAGTCTATGCTGACCATCACATACTTCCATCTTCTCATTGACAATAATAGGTATTTCTAAATCTCGTTCATCTATCTCAGTGGATAGATCTTTCACGTGCTTATTAACTATATCTCTATTGCCTTTGAGATAGCTAAATATACTATAATCAGTAGTATAGTGAACTTTATTTTTTTCCAAAGTAACCTCCATTATTTTATTTGGTTGAATACATTACAAGTTGGCTTCTACCTTTTTTACCTTTACGAGTAGTGCCATCTCTTATGATAAGACCTTTACGTTCTAATGTTGCATATCTTGGTGTAATGCTACCCACAGAGTGCATATCATCAGGTGTCCATTCAGGGTGTTGTGATGCAAAGTCTGCTGACATTTTCCAATAATGATCCATTAGTTCATCATGAGTACAGCCATTCTTACCATGCTCTTTTATTATACTTAATACAAATGACTCTAATCTATTTGTATTAACTTTTTCAGCGGCTTCCCATGACGTTTTAGGGTCATGGGTTCTAGCCTTTGCTTCAAAATTAGAATGGGATTTCATCTATTACCTCCGTATCATCATTGTCAATTGTTACAGTATCTTCACCCACTCGTGGTGTGCGATCACCTATACGAGCAGATAAAAACTTTGTATTGCCATCATTGGATACAGTTTTCCAACAAGCAATCCTACGTTTTTCCTGATTAGGTAATTGTACTGGACCACTAAAGTCAGGTGATTTTTCGTTTAGTGATTTATCATTCTCATACATAGTACCGATCTTTGCATAGACATCACGAGCAGTACCACCATCAGGTAGTGATGCTTTGATGATTACAATTCTATGTTCATCACCTTTACTATTTAGCTTACCTTGCACAAGCAGACTTTCATCTGCTCGTGGTTTAAAAAAGCTACCTCTATCTGTGTTATCATAATCCATCATCTTCTCCTCTTGGTGTTGGCTTTGATATATTTATTGTTGGCTTACTTGCCTCGTTACCATCATCATCTTCTGATGGCAGACCATACACAGCTTGTAGTGTGTATCTCTTTGCATATGTAACTGCTGACCCAACCTTTTGTGGGTTCTGCATATTATCTTTGGACAGAATAATTGGTAGCTTAGATACATATGTTTTATCGTCATTGACATGACGTACAGTAGTAACAACTACAACTTCTGATGTAGCATCATGATGGCTTA